GATTGCATATCCACTTTTGCCCGGTCCTCCTGAACAAGGATCAGCGTTTTAACCATCAGCCTTTTCCTTCTTCCGGCAAAACTCCTCGATGTCCGCAGGGTAGTAATAAACCCGGCCCCCGAATTTATGCCAAACCGGCCCCTTCTCATGGCATCGCCATACAGCCAAAGTTTGAACCGCCACACGAAGCAATTTAGCGGCCTCTTGCGGACTTAACGCCGCCTCTATTTGTTCGATACTAGTCACTTGCAAATCCCTCCAAGGCGCCGTGATAACCATCCAGAACTTCCTGAATGAACTTTTCGAAAGTGTCGGACGCCAGCAGCCTTAAATCCGTCTGTCCAACGCTATCCAGAAATGTGCCGCCCTTGTATCCGGCTTCTTTCATCGCCCGCTCCAACTGCTCATTGGTTGGACTGAAGGCCGTCGCTGTTTTTTTATGGTGTTCAGAAATCATTTTTAAGTGCCTCAATGAGCAAGCTGTTTGTGTTTCGCCGGGCAGGCTCACCATCGACGGGATAAAGGCGAACCCTCTCGCCGGCCGATGGCAAACCCGGCAGATCATTTAAACCCGCTTCCCATCGATGCGGTTCTTGACCCGATACGCCCCGTCGGCATCCCGGCCGAGAACATCAATTTTCTTTTTGTTCGCAGGATTTTTCGACGGCTTTTGGCCCGCCGCATTTCGTTCACCCATTTTGGAAAACTGTGTGCGGTTGACAAGGTGGGGCGGTGTCGTCTCGGTCATCTGCAATCTCCTGCGAAAGAATTTTGTAATATTTCCCGTCCTTGATAACGCTCAATCGGGCGGGCGTTTTAAGCTCCGCTGTCCGGGCAAGCGCGTCGGTCACGTCCATTGGCGGGCGGGTGCCGGGGGCACGTTTCCACCACCAGCTTCGGGCCCATTTCGGGGCGCTTTCGAAAGCCACCCATTCCGTGAAGTTCCGAATGCCCGCGTAGTAAGTAACCCGCATGGAATCCGGTTTGCCGTTCTTTTTGTGGCGCTCATACCGGATATTGGTGACAGCAACCACTTCGGGCTTTCTGTCGGCCTTCAGCAGGGCCTCCCCTGATGCTGTGCTGGATAACTTCGTCACAGGAGGCGGGAACTCGAATGCGCAAGCCGGGCATATTCTTACCGCCGCGTAGACGATCTCCGAACATTCCGGGCAGAACTTCATAGGCGCTTCGCCGCCACCCTTGCCTTCCGGCGGGCGCTTGATCAGCAGATCGTCAAGCGGGCCGTGACGAGATACGTTTTTGGCAAAATCCAAAACCAAAAAATCAGCCAGTCCGGGAAACAACCTGTCCCCCCGGCAAATCATCTGGACATATAGCGACGTGGATTCCGTGGGGCGGATCAAGGCAATCAAGTCCGTTCGCGGGGAATCGAACCCGGTCGTCAACACATTGGCGTTGCTCAGAAAGGTGATTTCCCCGGATGTGAGCTGATCAATCCATCGGGCGCGGTCCGTCTTGCTTGTCTTGCTGGTGATGGCGTGGCCGGAAATGCCCCTCTCGTTCAGGATCTTCGCAATGTTTTCGGAATGATCAATGCCGGTGCAGAACAGGAGCCACGACTTGCGGTCTGCTCCCAACTCAATGATTTCATCGCAAATAGCATTGTTCAACGGATCAGTGTTGACGGCCTTGATCAACTGGCTTTCGATAAACTCCTTGCCACGCTTTTTCACGCCCTCGGTCGAAAGTTCTGTTTTGGTTTTCTTCGACCTGGGCGGCAGGAGATAACCCTGCTCAATCATTTCACCAATGTCGGCTTCGTAGACAACTTTGGAAAAAAGCGTGTCATCGCCTTCATGGATATAGCCGCTATCAAGGCGGTAATCCGTCGCGGTGAGCCCGACAACCTTAACCTTTGGATTGATCAGCCGAAGCGCGGTAAAAACGGATCCGTACATGGACTCGTCTTTTTTGCTGATCAAGTGCGCCTCGTCAACCACCACAATATCGATATGCCCAACCCGCTCAACGGCGCGGTGCAGCGATTGAATGCCAGCATAAAGGATTTGATCATCGGTGTCGTAACTTCCAAGCCCCGCCGAATAAACGCCAACCGGCGCTTCCGGCCACAATCCGACAAGATGCTTCAGGTTTTGACCGATCAACTCCTTGACGTGGGTGAGCATCAAAATTCTCGTCTCGGGGAAAAACTCGATCGCCGATTTTGTGAATGACGCAATCACCAAGCTCTTGCCAGTTCCCGCAGGCAGGACAATCAACGGATTGCCGGTTTCCTTCTCGAAATACCGGTACACAGCGTCGATAGCCTCCTGCTGGTAAGGGCGAAGCGTGATGCCTGTTGGTTTTGGCTTGAAGAGGGTGGCTTGGGCGGTCATCCGTTCCTCCATTCACTGCCGTCCGGCAACCGATACAGCACCCAATTTTCCTCAACACTGGCGTCAATTTGTTCCGCGTCGATCAGCGACGGCAAATACAGGTGATCAGGACAGCCCGCTTCCTGCAGTTCAAAATCCATATCTTTGTAAAGATGCTTCGCGCAGCTCCAGCCGCCGGTTTCTTCCGGCGTCGAGTGTAGGCATGTCCGGCAGTTTGCGTCCGGCTGCCGTTTCTGGTGGCAGATGTCAAGGTAGTCACAAAACTTACACTGGAAGTTTGTCTCGTCACCGATTTGCGAGGGCGGGTTATCCCGGAAGATAATATCTTTCGCCCGCGCCTTCATTTTCTGCACAGTAACAATATCGGCATTGGTTCGAACGGAAGTGTACTCCCTGCCGCCCGGCGTACTGACCGTCGTATAAGCGCGGGTGTATCCGCCATATTCCATATACATGACGACTTGAACGTAATAGGTGTAATCCCATTCCCGGAGTGCCGATTTTTCGCCAAGATCAATCTTCAGTTTGTTAAGCTTGTTGAACTTCGCGTCGTTGACCGCCTTGTTTTCCCATATATGCGGAGTCTTGGGCGCCTGCAAAATGCCGCCAATGATGCCGTCCGTATGGCCTTTAAAATGCCCATTGAAGTCCGAGAATTCCAACTGCTCGCCGGTTTCCGGATTAAAACATTCAAGATGAGCTTCGGGGATCGCGTTCAGTCGGGCGGCGGTAATATCTTCCTGCACGAAGCCGTCCTTAAATCGCTTCAGGCTTGCGGCATCGAAGATAACCACCTTGATCCACCTGAAATTATACCAAAGCTCACGCGAGCAGGGGCGGCCGATCGAGGACATGCCAAGATATAGCCGTCTGCCGGGGTCATAGTGGTCAACTATGGCCTTATCCATCGCAACCAGCGTCGGATCCTGCTCTTGTGGTTTGGGGAGTAAAGCCATGCCTACCGGTTCCACGGCCCGGATTGCTGATTAGGCGGAGGCGTGTAGCCTTGCTGCGGAGGCGTGGGGGCGCCACTGCCCGGCTGGGCGCCACTGCCCGGCTGGGCGGCATTGTTCCCCGGCATCGGCGGAGTCGCCGCCTGCGTAGGCTGAGGCTGCTGCGTAGGTTGCTGTGCTGGCTGCCGATGCTGCGTGGGCGCGCCGAATGTCCATTTCTTTGGCGCATCGGGATCGTTTTGGTCGAACACATCGGTAATATTGTTAAATTCCTTGCCGTCTTTTTTGGATGTCGTTTTATTCAGTTTCACCCAATATGTCTGGTGCATTAACGGTTCCGTACTGGCGAGAACGGTGTGAATGCCAACAGCGCGAGCCAAAGCCGCAATCAGTTTGTTGCCTTTTTCGACCTGCCAGGCTTCCTTGCCGAAAATACTGGCATTTTCAAAATGCTTCCCGCCATCGAACGGCCCGCCGGTCATCTGGAATTCGAATGAAAGCCCTCGGTCCGTTTCTCTTTCGCCGACCATCATCATTTGATACTCGCCCTCTTCGTAAACCTGAAAGTCATCCATGCGGCCGGTTGCGTCCGGGTCTACGGGGCTGTGAAGTTGTGCCATCTTTAATTTACCTCGGCTGTTTGTTGGGGTTGAGTTTGGGTTTGGGTAGAATCTGTCGCGGGCTGTCCCTGCGGTTTATTAAAATAAGGGACATATTGGGCGACATCGGCCCACATCCGCCCTTCAACCATGGGAATTTCTGACGGCATATCGTACCGGTTTTTCGCGTTGAATCCGGGGCGCTCCAGTGTGTGGAAAACCCGGTCCCCGGAACCGACGGCGCGAGTGACTTTCTTGTTAAAGCCAACATCCGTGTCCTTCGTCGCTGTCCGATAGTTCGCGAACAAAACGACATCGGCCCATTCCTTTAATTTTGGGGAGACTTTCTTGTGAAGTTTTGGCACATACCGGTCATAGGGGTCACGGAGCGGGTCCGCGAACTTGCTCACATCGCTGTGCCCCAACAAAATAATCGACATGCCGAAGTTGCCCCGCAGGTAATCCATCGCGCCGAGGAAATCTTCCCAAAGGCTGACCGCCTCCAGATAACCCTTGCCGTATTCAATATCCTCAATCGTCTTCACTCGATTTATCGCGGCGACATGCTTCCAGATAAGCGGCTCAAGCCAGTCAACGGTATCGACCACAACCGTTTTGAATTCATGCCGCTCGTTCGTCAAAGCGGTAACGGCGTCCTGAATATCCGTCCATGATTCCGCGACAGGGAAGCGGTCAATATGCTGGACCTTTTCAGACACCAACCCGTCTTCGGTTTGTATGAAAATAGGGGCGGGGGATTCGGTGCCGAACTTGGTTTTACCGATACCCTCCACGCCGTATAGGAAAACCCTCGGGGGCTTGTTGTCGCCACCCTTTTTGATACTGCCAAGTGAAATAGCCATTAATTTTCCTCTGCAACAAGTTTGATTGAAAGCTTCCCGGGCTTAACCGTCCGGGCCGAATCAAAGAACTTTGACAAACTGGCGGGCCACGCCTTGTAGGATGTCTCCGAAATCTTTCTTTCGATGGTGATATATTCCCCCGGAATATGATTATCATTTCTCAACTGAATTTCGATTTTAGCAAGCTCTTCGTTGTCCCATTTGACATTTTTCTTGCGGTCGCACTGCAATTTGCCCCCATTAACCATGACGGATTGCGAACCGTAAGGCTCGTCCTTGCCAACATATTCAGACAAAATCTGATCGCCATACTTGGCGTTGAGCGTAGCCTCGAAAACAGCATTTAGCTTTTTAACTACAGCGTCTTTCGTTTCCAGTTCGGATTGGATTTCCAGCAGCACATCATGGGGCAATGCCTCCCGTTCGGCGGAGGCCATTTGACTGAAATCAGATAGGGAGGGGATGTTTTTCATAAAGAGAATACCGCGCTGTTAATGATTTATTAAATCTCAACGAATATTCTCAATCATTCACAAAAATGTCAAAGCATATATCTATATGATCGTGAAAACTCACTATAATGAATAGCCAAGCTATTGATGTTTATGGTAAAGAGGCCCAAATATTTTTTCTCACTTCGGCCTCAATGATAAGGACATCCCATGCCAGATTTTGACACAGAGTTTTTTAGAGAGAAGTTGGTCGCGTCGGGGAAATCTCAGGCGGACTTAAGCAGGGCCTTAAAGATGGCGTTATTATACTTGACGTACCCGTCTTGACTCTTGGTTGAAAACCAGTCGGACTTTCTCCCGTAACGCCAACGGGAGGGATACATGGCCTTATTTGCTATAACGTATGATTTGATAAAGAGAAAAGACTACCAAACACTGTGGGATGAGTTGGACGATCTTGGTGCCCACAAAGCGTTAAACTCTTTTTATCTTCTCAATATTAAAACCGAAGATGATGCTCAAGGCATGGTCAACTATCTTCGCCAGTTTATTGACGATGATGATCGGTTAATGGTGGTAAAATTCACCGGGAAGCCGCGCTTTGCGAAAGCGCTCGCAGGAACAAGCGATTGGATAAAGAAAAACACTTAAGGCGTCTGAATTTCAGTTGGTTGATTATCTCGGGAGCCGCGCCAGACCTCGCCTAGCTTAACGGGGACGCCAAGAAACTTCGCAACAAGGTGAACAATAGTTTTTCGCATTCAATTTCTCCAATAAAAAACCCGCTCAATCGGCGGGTTTGATTTTCTTCTCATCTTGTTTCTTGTCAGGCTTTCGCTTTAAGTCCAGCTTGCCCATTATCTTATCAAGGGCATCTTTGGACTCGTCCGCCCCTAACTTACGAGCGGTTTCTTTGAAACTGTCACTCTGTGTCTTCTGATGGTCTGGCAAGATCAAGTCTCCCTTGTGCTGCTGCTTGCGGCTCTCTGATCAAAAGTAGTGGACTACCAACTTTTCCGCTTTTCTTAATTAATTTGCAATCAAAGGTCTCAAGAACTTCAACCTCAAGATGGATTGCCGTTGCCACATGAATAGCATCCTTTGGTTTAATGGAGTTGTCCCAAACAAGATTTTGCGCCGCTTCTGCAATCTTTCGTGAAACGTTGTAAACTCGAATGTAGCTGCGCCGAAAGAACCTTTGAACCAATTCAGCCTTTTCTTTCGAAAGCCTCTGTCCTCCGCGCATCCAGAGAACCTCGGCCAGCGTCAGAGCGGAAGTGACAATGAGAACCTCCCCACGCTCCGCTCTTTGCAGCACGCCGTCGCACTTCTCAGCCTTTCCCGCCTCTGCTTGAAAATGCCCCAAGAAGCAGTCACTATCCCAATATATTTTCTCAACACTCATGCGGAACCCATGATTCCACGAACGTCGTCTGCGGTTGGTAATTCGTTGTCCTCTGGAAGCACATCAATAATTGCCGCCTCGATACTGATTGGCGTGCCGTCCTTGCGATAATGTATGCGACCTTCGATCTCAACACGCCTTCTAAAGCTATCAAGAACACTTTGCACAAGTTTCTCTGGCACCACGCAGTTGATTGCCTTCGGGTAGAGGAAATCCTTTATACGGATTTTAAGGGACCCGGCGGCGTCTATAATTGCCTCTAACCGGCCTTCGATGGTCCCGAAATCGTGATAGTCAGATTCCCAATCTTCGCGTACAAATTTTGCAATACCTGCCCCGATACCAATAGGCTTCTTTCTAACCCACAGGTTTATGCCTTTGCCGTTTTGACGCTTTGTGGTCAGATCGGACAAGCTCTTAAGGTGACCGATGGCTTTTTCAGATAGACCCGCGCCCGCAATATCGCCTCTCGCCAAAGCAACTGCACCAAAATCAGCTTGATTGTAAATCATTGCGACCCTGGATGGCGGCGCAGATGGGTCTGGCTCCACACCAAGCAAGTAGCTACCCTCTTTAACCCTGACGACCCAACTTACATCTGCGCCGTCCCCCCGCTGCGCCTCTGTAATCTCCATAACATAGCCCATGAAGTTCCTTGCTGCCGCAAGAAACTCTTCAGGAGACAAATCGTCACCTAAGTCAATAGTTAGATCTGTTGGTATCTGGTCTGGCGTTGCCATGATTTCATTTTCCCGCACCTTTGGCGTAGATTCTACGCGCCGAACGAGTCCCGGTAAAGCACTCTTTTGCCAACAATTCCCACCAAGGCAACATCGGCGCGGACCCTATCATCAGGTCCGTTTGCTATGCGGTTGTTGTAACGAAACTCAAATTCCGCTGCATATCGGTGCAGGTGTTTCTTCGCACAATGCTGGTAAATGCCCTTCATCCCGCGCTTGAAGTGATCGTTAAATCAGACAAAGAAAGCCACGGCACGGTAGTCAACGCAGATAAAATCAGCATTCTCGGGCGCGTTGTCTGGGTTGGTAAGCGGCTTTAAGCTACTGGATAGCAATATAAGCCACCCTCGGGCGGCCGGGCGTGTCCTTCGGGATGTTTTCGTAAACAATCATTTCGGACTCCACCAGTTCAGTTAAAATATTTTGCCGGTCCCGCTTTTTGAATTTCGAGAACGGCGGCGTTTTGCCAAGCTCGGTGCTTGATATACCGTTTTTCCCCAAATCCCTAATTGCCTGAAGGATTTCCTTTTTGTCGCCCTCATGTTCAGACCCGGATACGTGCATTTTAAATATATCAACAGCCTGGCCAAGCGTGAACCTCATATAAGCGGTGGCCCATTCCATATGCGATTGCTTGACTGCGTTCGCTTGCGGATTTTCGGCCAGGGCAATGATAAGGCTGATCCTCATTGCGAATTCTTTTGATCGACCGGGCAGGGCGTCGAGATTATGTCTTTCAAGGTTGTTTTCGAGATTGACAATTTCCCGTTTGAAGCCGTCCAGCACATGCAGCGCCCCGGATTCAAACGGCAGCGTCACGATAAACGGGCGTTCGACAGAGGACAGGTTTGAGCCGGTCGTTTGCTTGGACCGCTCAAAAATCTCTTTAACCCACCGGGTAATCCGGCTAGGCACGTCGATGATGTCCTTGTCCTCATGGACCATGCGCGGGATGGAAGACTGATGAAAAATAAACCGCCCCAAAAACCCATCCGAGATGGAATCCGATTTGAGGGATTTATAAAGCGTTGTCGGCGTCGTCATGCAGATCATGGAGATCGCGGGGTTAAAAGTTCGCCTCGACGCCATTTCTTCCGCCTTCTCGTTGGACAATGACATCGAGGAATACATGGTCGGCTTAGTTATGCCGTGGCAGCGTCCGATTACTTCCATTAGCTGCGTATTGGCTTCAATCAAATTTGTGTTTTTCGAATTTCCCGATACCCCAAGATACCGCCCAAACTCGTCAATGATCGTGATATGCTTCGGCGATCGAAGCAGGGTTGAATAAACCGCGCCCGCCGAAGTGTACCCTGCGCCGGCAGATAGAAAATCACAGTCGGCCGCCATCATAATTTTATCAATTACAGTTTTGCAATGCTCTTTCCCTGTGCCTGATTTCGCGACATTCAGGAAAAACAGGCTGGTGAAATTCTCCTTTGTGGTTTGAAAATGCCGCGCCGTTATCGTGCTGGCAATGGCGAGGGCAGTTTGAACGGCGAAGCCTGGCTGCGGCGATCGAGCGGTTGCATTGTAATATCCGGAGATATCCCCGAGGATTCCCGGAGGATCCAGCAAGTCTTCCGGCATTGTGTGAAACTTGGCGCTCTGCTCGTAGACCTTTGGCTTCGCATTCAGCAAATCCCGGACAGCATCCATACCGTCCATGACAGCCATATCGTTAAAATCGGTCGGCTTGCTCGTGACATCAGAAAATTGCGGGAAGACGGATTTAATCCGCAGCACGTCGGCGGCGGCTGTTGCCTTTGACCGTCCGGGATTGCCGGGCGTCCATTGGTCGTCATCCCCGCAAATGATAATTTCTGAACTAGTATGACTATCCTTAACGCGGCTGGCTACTTCCAGCAGGTTCCCGCTGTTAAAACAGACATAAACCATACTGCCGGTCGCCTCATGGATCGATGCCGCTGTCGCGAATCCTTCGGCGATATAAACCGTTTCAGTAACTGACCCGATCGGATAATAGCAGGTGGCTATCTTACCGCCTTTCAAGAACTTCTTGTGCCCGCTGTTCGGCGGGGGAGGGATAAACTGCAAGGACACTATGCGCCCGTCGTCCATGATAGGGATTACCAGATCAGACCGGCTTTCCCGAATACCGCAAGGCTGGACGCCCTTTGCTTTAAGATATGGGTGACTATCGGACGCAGGACTTGCCCCGGCCCATATAACGCCAGCCCGTTCCGCCGATTCCGCCTGTATCGCAAGCAGCTCTTGTTCGCGGGCATACCTTTGGGCG